ATATGTCCGACAGAATGGATATATCTTCTGTTGCAGAACCTTACAACGACGTTGTACAGGCAACGGGCGCAGCCGCCAAGAACGCAAAGAAGTTAAGAGATTACACAATCGGTCTTGATGAACTCAACGTACTCAAAAAGCCTGATGATACATTGGGCGGCGGCGGCGGTCGTGTAGGCGAGAACTCGAATTTGAACAATCTTCTCACCCCTGGATATGACTTCTTATCGAAAGCGATAAAGAGTAGTGTCGAACAGGCGAGGGCAGATATTGAATTACTGCGTAAGGACTTCAAAGCACACCCGTTAATAGTAACAGGCACGGTGCTTTGGGAAGGTGGCAAAGAATTTGGCTCGAAGATGTGGGAAGCTATTTTAGGCAAGTCCCCTGAAGAGTTTGGTATAGAAGCGGAATTGAACGGCGAAGATGTTGCGGAAAAGTTCGCAAACGCATTTTCGGAAAAAGTGCGTAACTTTACTATCTTCCGAGGCGAAGGTGGTGGCTTGCTTGTGGACGTTCTTACTAACCCCGAAGCCGTTGGTGCAAGGGCAGGCGAAGCAGGTCGTACTATTGGTGAGCAGTTTTTCTTAGAAATGACAAAAGCCGGGTTGAAGTTCGCTAAAGGCAACGCACTTTTCGAGTTCATTTATAATCAGTCAGGCAGAAACCTTGACAAAGATATTGCTATGATTGAAAAGAAATTGCAACCGAAACAGGCGGCTAAACCGAGTGCACCCGTCGGCGGTTACAACTACGCTACGGCAAACGCACCTTTTGATTTTACATCTAATACAGATGCTTTCCGAAGCCAGGGCGAAAAGGCTATGCAGGCTTACGCTGACGGCATGAACAGTAAGATAGGTGCGGTCAACACGGCAGGCAACAACGCTTTCAATAGCGGTCTTAACGGTGTAGGTGCTGACGGCAAGGGTGAACAGAAGTTCTACAATACCGCCGCAAACGAAGCCTACAAGTTTGCTATGGGCATATCTTCCACAAAGGCAAAGAACGATGCTTACAATAGCGGTGCGGCTTTGTCCTATCAGGGCGATAAGGGTGCTCGTTGGTGGATAAGCGACTGGATAAAAGCAGGTGATAGTTCTGGACAGGGCTACGTCGCAGGCGTAAACAAGAACAAGAAGGCGGCTACATCAAGCGGTGAAACAATCGGTAAGGCGGCATTGAGAAGATTGAAAGAATATCTCGGTATTCACTCACCTTCAAGAGCTTTCGGAGAAGCAGGTATAAATTCCGTTGAGGGTTATGCTCAATATATGGAAAGATATTCGTACCTCGCAAGCGACGCTGCGAAGGATATGGCTAATTCGGCACTTAAAGCGGTTGAAACGGCTAACACAACGCTTACAAGCGATATGTCAGTTCCCGCAACTACAAACGCAGGCTACGGTGTAGGCGTTGCCAATGAGGGTGCTTTAATGACACTCGCAAGCAACATTTACAATGCCGTAGTAAGCGGCGTGGCAGGCATAGGCAACGGTGGCAATGGTGATACAATAATAATGATTGACGGCAAGGAAGTATTCCGAGTTGTTAAGAAAGAAGAACGTAAAAACGGTATCGCTATCGGAAACGGTGCTTTCACATAAGGAAGGAGTAATCGCAAATGGCAGTTGAAAGATACGGACAGTTTATTACACTCACGGCAGGTGACGATACAATTCAGTTGCCGTTTGCGGCTTACGAAAGTGGCAAACAGACGATTGCTACAATGGTAGATCAGGCGAGAACGGCTGACGGTATTGTAAGAGGTGCGGTGATTGCAAAGGCAAGCAAGATAGAACTCAAATGGAAGGTGCTATCACCCGAAGTTTGGAAAGATATTTGTGCTTTCTTTGACAAGCACTTTTACTTTGACGCTACGTATCTTGATATGGAGCAGAACGCTTTTGTCACAAAGACGTTCTACGTCGGCGACAGGTCGGGTATGCCGTTTATGATTGATGAAATCACGGGCATACCGACATACTATCTTGATTGTCAAGCGAACATTATTGGAGTGGGTGAGAGCGTATGAGATATGTTAGTGAACAGTTCAAAGCAAAACAGGATGAAATAATACGTCCGGCAACAAGACTTCATTTCGAAGTCGGAACTAATGTTGTTCAATCATTCAAGAGCATGGGAAACACGCTTCTTGATTTTGACACAACTGTTGCGCCCATTGTAGCACCTAATTCGTGCACAAACGAGTATTATTATGCTACTTTGGGTGACGGCATGAGTGTTGATGATCCTAAGAGACTTTGTTCTCCTGAGATCAGTTACACAAAGCCTAATCATTCCGTACCATACGGAATAACTGAATACGCAAACAACAACACTTGGGTAATAATCGGCAATGACAGTGTTTCGTCATTTAACTTCAAGGGAATAACCTCACCGATAACATTAAACTTCGGTGGCGGTGTTCTCCCTGATGCGTTAAGGGTTGAATATTATGATGAAAATTCAGACATTTGGCAGATCGCAAAGGAATATACAAGCCCTTTGCCGACGAACGAATTTACGTTCACGCCTGATAACTACGATGCCGATACTTATTACAGATTTAAGGTAAGAAACATAACAAAATCAGGTCGTTTCCAGTTAAATTGGATTAGGGCTGAAAAAACGGCTACGCCTGTTGTGTTTTCCGATAACCACATATCTGTTTCAAACATTGACGAAAGTACGGACTTAACATCACAAAGTATGCCGTCATACGAAATGACGGTAGAGTGCCTTGATGTGAACGGCGAATACACGCCTGAAACGGCATATTGGGATAATCAATTCAAGGACGGATCACCTTGTTTCCTTAAAGCAGGATATAAGATAAACGATTCTATTGAATATATCCCTATCATGTTTGGTAAGCTCACGGAAAGACCTGATTACGAGCAAGGCAAAATTACATTCAAGGTTGCAGTTGACTGGCGTATAGGTTGGACGTTTACGATCAACCCGTATTTTGATGAAAACCTGAATGTCGGCGACGATATTCCTGGCGACGGATTCGGACTGATAATCTTTAATGGCAAACTCTTTGATACATACGATTTTGACACAACAGAATGTAATTATAGTGGAGAGATTGATTCCAAAGACGCAAGACAACTTGTAGCAAACGCTATGGGTTGCTTTATAAAAGCAGGTTTCAATTCTGTTGACCTGATAAGTGCTAATTCGATTCAGTATAGGAGCTTTGACGACTATCTTACGAGGTACGATCAGGTTAGATGTGCTCTTGAAAGTAAGCCTAAAGTCGGCAAGATAAGCGTAACAAGAAACGCTAATACGGTTGCAATCGAGTATGTCGATGTTGAATATCCGAACAGTGTGGAAGTGGGAAGGGACGCACAGAGATACGTTATATTCACGTTTGAACTTCCGTTCTTTGCAACGGGAAAATGGGAAATGGTCGATGCACAATCAACTAACCCTGACGCAGTTGTAAGTCTTGTAGAAAACCCCGATGTAAGCAAACTCGACAATGGCAATTTTATTGTTGCTATGCCCTTTACCGCATCTGAGATCACTACAATAAAGCCTATTGTACGGTTCTATAAAGCGCAAAGTAATCAGTTTGAAGAAACGGAAACGCTGACTGATTCGGTTGAGGGTGAGATTTACACAAATGACAATATGCTCATAACAAATAGCGAAGCAGCAGGGAAGGTTAAGCGTGTAGCACACCTTGTAAGCGATATTTCAAGTCAGTACGAAGTAGATGTTGTTCAGGACTTGCGTTACGAGGCAGGCGACATTATCAGGCTTGAAACAGAAAAGGGCGTATATAAGACTTGTGTTATTACGGACGTGAAATTTAGATTGCCGGGAAGCAGTGGGCACATTACTTGCCGTAAGATATTCTCGTTTGAGGATAGCGATAAGTCTGTTCCTGATCCTGTCGGCTTGTCAGTATCGTTTGGTGTTACGAATATCGAGGTAACTAAAGCAAGCGAGCGAGCAGGTTTTGTCGGCATTATGCACACGCCGATAACGACACACATCTTTGTTATGGGTGTAGAAGAATACGACGAGGATATAAGCGGAACGGTAACTCAGGAAACGTACAATGGTATGCTTACCGATCTAAACGAGCACGAATGGAAATTTGCTTACTATTCCGTTCCGTCAGGTACTATCATATCGACAGATGCACCCGTTGTAGAC